CGATGCCACCAGCGGTTGCGAATCTCTCGCTCGATATCTGCCTGCGCTCGTGCGTGTTCGTCGGTAAACGCAGTGAGGCCAAAGTCTAAAATGTCAGGCACCAATTCGGTTAGGTTGCTGTCGGTACTAAATGCCATATCGTCACCACTTTACCTTTGCCGCCCAATACACCGCATCTAAGGGCGTAGCGTTGCGTAAGTTTTTCTCGTGTCGTGCATACCAAGCCGCTCGCATGGCCTTGTCGCGGGCAGACTCCCCATCTCTAGGCGGGTAAGTCTTCGCGCCTTTAGCGCCAAACCTAATCAGCTTGATCGTGCCTTTGTAGCGAGCCAATACCGCGTGTGATTTGTTCGGATGCCGTGGCGTGCGCTTTGCCACGTTGTAATCCTCAAACCGTTCACCGCGATAAGTAACTGCCATGTAAACCTCAAAGTAAAACGGGGCCGAAGCCCCGTGAGAGCTTAGACTGTAGCGTCAAAGAACATTTCAACACCGTAGCTGTCATCAAGCTCTGCAACGCCGTAAACGGCAGTCGCGTTAAGCTCGAACGCACGGAGTGAAGCATTGCGCTCTGTCTCAAGGTTGAACTCATTTTTCATCGCGATGACCATTGCCTCTGGTACGAAACAAAGCCCTTTTGCATCTCCGTTCGCATCGACCGTGATGTTGGCCGACTGGTATACGTCGATGCCTGCGATTGAACCTACAAAGCCCTGACGCATTGCCTCGTTTTGAAGGTCGCCGCCGTTGGGGTTTGCAAAGGTGTTGGTCAGGTTAGCTGACAACTGGTAAGCGTGATATGGGTGTACCACCGCCACAGGTGTGCCAACTGCTTTTGCGTTACGAAGAATTGCCGCCGCCTTAAAGAAATCAGCCGCAGTAACTTCTGTGCCTGCACCACCCAAAGAGGTAGAGAAGCCGTCGAACAACGCGATGAGGTCAGTGTCGATCTTAGTAGCGATTGCGTTACCAAGAACAGTACCAAGCTCTTGTGCTACGTTGCCAGAGCCGTAAGCCGCCATGTCAGTCATAACGACCTGCGCACCAACTTCTGCAACAGTTGCTGTGACGCTAGTAGTCGCAACTTCTGTCGCTGACATATCAGTGCCTTCAGTTAAGTCAGCCGCAGAGATTGCAGGGTACTTAGGGATCTGGATAGTTTTGCCAGCAACACCAGCGATGTCGTGACGTGTAACCAAACCAAGCATGATGGCGTTTTCAGTAGCCACATGACGAGCTTGGAGTATGATATTTGCGAACAAATCGTCTAAGGTTGAGCTAGTTGTTTCGTTTGCCATGATAAATAGCCTCGTAAGTTAGATATTAAATTTTGCCTGCTAACTTCATCTCGCGATAAAGCCGCTGACCTTCGTCGCCCATTGCGAGCATATCCGAATAACTTAAGGGCTTATTCGTAGAGCCACCACCCACTGCACCTTGTGAACCAGCGCCACCAGATGACGCCTTAACGAAATGCGGGTTTGCGGTCAAGAAATCTCCAACAAGCTGATCCACAGACAGTGGCTCGCCTTGATCGTTGTATCGTGGCGTGCCGTTCGCATCGTATACCTCTGCGGTGCCGTCTTCAGACAGCCGAACTGACCCACGTAGCAACTGACTTACTTGCTCTGCCGAAACTGCATTGTTCCGACTTGCCGCTGTCAATAGCGCCCCGTCTACCAACTGGCTTTCGAGACGTTGCTTGTATGTCTGTATCTCTTGATCTTTCTTTTGGACGGTCGCCTTTAGAATCTCCTCAAACTCGCCACGCTCCTTCTGCTTTTCAACTTCGGCATCTGCCTCACGTTGCAAAAGCTGTTTAGCCTTGTCGAGATCGAGTCCGTCTAGTCGCTTGTCGTATTGTCGCTTAGTACGAGCAACACGGTCGGCCACTATGCGGTCGAGTTCCTCTTGTGTGAACGTCTTTACTTCCTGAACTTCTGGCGTCTCCGCTACGGCTTCAGTTACCGCATCATCCATGATTTCATCGCTCATGTTGCGTATCCTCTTACGAGTAGGGTTAATTGTATCAAATCAGCGTGACTTGCGCTTTTTCTTGCGCTTGTCTTTCTTGTGGTATGGCATGTCGTTTCTCCTATTCAGGTACAGGCACCCACCAATGGCGGCAGTTGTAACCGCCTCTCACACGGAACGGATCGCCAGAGCGTTTACCCTGCCACGAGTCGTCCCATATCTCATAAATCTCGTCTGTCGTGTATTCGTTGCCGACGTGCCGCTGACAGAAGGGTCGCGTCGTCTCGATCGTATCACCCTCGTAGCGAAACTTGGTAATGCCCGCCTCTGCCGCCGCCGCTTGTTGTATCGACGAACTGAACTCAAAAAGCGAGTCGTGCAGTATGGTCTTAGAGTGCCGCGCTAGTGTTGAGTCGAGCAGGTTATTCATCTCTGCGAGGCTGGCACTAAACGGCGTGCCGACTACAGTGTTGTTGTATACCTGCTGATACAGCGCCTCGACAAACTCGTCTGCCAGTTGCTCGTGGCCCGTAAAGCTAAACTGCTGAAGCTGACCGATGACTGACTGCGGTACACGGAAAGCCGCAAACTGCTCCATAAACTCTTGTGTCAGTTCTACTGCCTGCGGGTACTCACGGATGATCGCGTCGATCTCTGCAAGGAACTCTGCGCGGACAATGCCATCAAGCTCTGCTCGTAAGGCAAGCGCGGCGTCTAGATCAAACAGTACGCCATCACGTAATGGCAAGCCTGCAAGGGCATCTGTCAGCCTGCGCTGTAGTGCAGTAATAGCCTGTGCCAATCTGCGCTCATGCGGATCGGCAATACTGTTTAGCCTACTGAGTAGATCGTCACTGTCCATCGGTCAGCGTTTGTATCGGCTCTACTAGCTGATCGCCGCCAGCGATTTCATCAAGCCCGATCTTCTCACGCACTTCGTTAGGCGTAACCAATCCGCTGTCGATGTGGTACTTGTAGATTTGCGTCTCTTTCGCAAAGTCACCGACTGCCGTTGTTGCTGTCTCAATCTCCTCGTGTGACTGAGCAAGCACGCTGTCATCGAGTACAAGGTCGGCAATTTTCTTGTCAATCTCGCGAAGCAAGGTGACAGACTTAACGCCGCTGGCTCGTGTCTGCTGTAGGAATCGAAGCTCTGAGTCGTAGTCGCGGATGTCAAAGCTGTCAGGGTACTCAATCTCGACCTCGTGCAACGGATGACCCTGCCATGTACACCACAACTGCCATAACTGCTCTTCTGCCAACTCAAGGATGTCGGCTTTCTCTGACAGCTTGGCATTGAGCATTTGAAACTCTGTCTGCATAGCCACGCCTGACTGCGTGATTGCCTCTGTGCCGCGTACTGCGCCCATGTGGGCCATCCTATTGATCGACTCGATTTTGTCCGTGATAGAGGCTCTGATCGCGTCTAAGTTAGCCCCAGAGGGTTGCATCTGGTAAGGGCGTAGTCCTGCATCCATGTCGTCGCTGATATTGATGACAGCGCCAGCACCTGCACTTGCGTCGGTGTCGTATGTCTTAACGAGCGTCGGATGGTTAGAGATACGAATCAACTGCTCGATCTCTGATAGCTCCTGATAGATTGCCTGTTGCATATAGGCGATATCGCCAATGTCGCTGACGCCCATGCCGCGCACTATTGATCGGTTAGACGGTAGATGCACTGCGGGTATCTTGCCAATAGGATTGTCGATCACTTCAACTGTGCTTGCATCGCTACCGTTGTATCGGACTAGCTCGATCCTGTCCTTGTACCAGATACGGAAAAACGTCTCTGTCGTCGTGCCGTCGATGCGGTTGATAGACTCGCGCACCTTCATGTAGGTCAACTCATGGCGACCGCTTGGCATTCGCTCGTATTTCCAGTCGTAGACGTTCTCAGGCGTGATCAGTGTGACGTATGGACGGATCTCCTGATCTAGCTCTTCTGCCCTTGTGCCTGCTGAGGACTGCGGCTTGTCGAGCATGATCCAGACGTGACCGTAGACGCTCGACCATATCTGCGCCTCGCGCATAAAGCTGTTGAAGTTCTGGCCGTCAAGATTGGCGTCTTTCATGAACGCCTTTAGGTCAGCACTGCCCTCCATCTGCTGGAAGTTACGCGTTGGCGGTAAGCGCCACAGGAATGATGAGTAGACGTGTACGACGTTGCGGCAGTGGTTGTCGAGCGGTGTAAGCTCTAGCCGTCGTGCGTAAGCGTTTTTGTCCTCGTTGAGGTAGTCAGTCAGATATCGACCATCGCGGTAATCCTGCCCCCCCATGTAGCTCCTAACGTAAAACTCCCATCGTGCGATGTTGTTCTCGTAGTCGGGGTGCTGATATTCGATGTCTTCGTAATACATTTACGTCCACCTCTGCGGGGCTTGCGGCGCGTTCGCCTTTCTAATTGGGAATAGATACTCCACCGCATAACCGAGTGCGTCATTCATGTGATCAAAGCCGCCATCCTTATCTGGCTGACTGGTGCCTTCCTTGTAGGTATGGCGCTCCAATGACTCGATCACCTTCTTGCACTTAGGGTCAACGTACAAACGTCGCTGTCCGTCTTTCGATAGTAGGCGACTGTTTACCGC